ATTCCAATATCGTTATTACTTGTCGACTCTTGGAATCCTAATATTTCTAATGATACAGGTAAATTGATTTTCATATTGCCTCCTCAAGCGTTTATGATTTTTTATTAAAATAATTATCTCTTTTCTGTCTTGCTTCTTCTAAAGTATTGGCAATACATGAAAATAACTCTCCGTTATAATCTCTAAAGTCATATTGAACTTTTTGTTTGGCTTTGCGACCTATACCACTTGTAAAGTATTCAAAGCGTTCTTCTCCGTTAGTTTGACAATTACTAACGCCATTTGTGTTCATGTGTGTTTTCAAAATAGCCTCCTCAAGCTTTTGATTATGTGATTATTTGACTGCTTTAACTTACACATAAAACAAGCCGTGACAATGAAATACTTTCAATTATATATATTGATACTCTTAGAGGCGAGGCGAAAGTATTATAAAGTATTAATTGATATGATCCAGGATAAGTGCAGCTATAATTAAATTTAAAAGGGACGGCAGGAATGAATTGGCTTTTATTATTTATAATGTGTTCCGAGGTAGGGACGGCTCATTCTATTATATACGCACCCCCCCATACCTTGCGATGCTGAGGACGAGGGGCATATATGTTACCCCCCATACATTTTTTCTTGCAAAACATCACCCCCTTTAAATTCCACAATAACAAGAATTACTACTTTTATATAACATATTTCATTACATATATTCCAACCGATTTGAAAGACGCACACCGTAAAAAATCACCAAAGGAGATGGAGAAGTCGGCTGTCAAACAGGCAGTCAAAGATCTGCACGACAATGAATATTATGCAAATTTCTTATCAACCCTGGAAATCGATACCAGTAAAAAGGTTCGATTTACAGACGATAAAAAGGATGCCTTTTTAAAGACAATGGTTGATTGTCACGGATTTCCTTCGATTGCAGCTAATAAGATGGGATTTTATTATGGTAGTATTCAATATGCGATGAAGAACGACCCCCAGTTTGCACAAGCTGTGGATGTTCTGCGTAAGTCCTTTAATCAAGAGCGTTTAGACGGATTAGAGAAACTATCGTATGAACAGGCATCAGAAGCAAAGAATACAGCAGAGCGTATTTTTCAGTTAAAAGCGTTAGATCCACATAAGTACAGGGATAGAACCAATGCGACCAACACACAAGTAAATGTGATGGTGGCAGGAATTACGCCCAAAGATAGATCAAAAATGATCAAGAATATGAAATGAAGTATTATCCATACGCTGTAGATGATAAAGGAGACATACAATATTTGTCTCCTAGAGACTTCTTACTGGACATATTACGAGACTTATACGGATTAGATAATGTAGAATCGAGGGAGATTACGGATGTTGCGATCAAGATTTTTAATTTAGAAACGGACGGTAGTTTGCCCATAGATTGGAAAGAGTTATATAAGAATATAGCATGAATGACGATATTTTAATTACCTATAAGAATCCAGATGGAACACCGACTGGACCCCTTCCACATCAAGAGGAGTATCATTTATATACAGGTTGGAGTAAGCATCACTTACTTGCAGGCAGTTTAGGGACAGGAAAGACCGAGGCCATGTGCATGGAAGCGATCCAACAAAGTGCAGCGTATGAGAATAACTTAGGACTAATGGGACGTAAGGTACTCGATGCGTTCAAAAAATCGACATTGATTCAACTCCTGGACTTAGCAGGTGGTTTTGTTTCCAAGCACAGGTCTCAAGATAGAGAAATTATCTTTAAAAATGGTTCAAGGATAGTCTATATGGCCTTAGATGACTCTAGGGACTCGATACAGAGAATTAAATCAATGAATCTAGGTTGGTTTGCCTTTGACCAGTTAGAAGAAGTTTCGGAGCAGACTTTTATTGCTGCGGCAGGTCAATTAAGGAAGAAGGGTGTGATGCGTTGCAGTTTTCATACTTGTAACCCTGCAGGACATGATTGGGTCTGGAAGAAGTTTAAACAGCATAAGAAAAAGCAGAATGAAACCAAAGGAGACTATCGGTTGATCGAGACTCGTACTTGGACACCAGATATACCTCCTCCTGAAACGGACGAAGAAGTAAAGGTTTATAGCGATAACCCACACCTACCTGCTGATTACATTAAACATCTACTCTCCATGCCTCAGATGTGGGTTAATCGCTATGTGTATTGCAGTTGGGATGATTTTGCAGGCTTGGTTTATCCGATGTTTGACGAAAAAATTCATGTGATAAAATCATTTGACATGCCAAAATGGTGGAATAGGTATGTAGTGTATGACTATGGGTATAAAAATCCGACTAGCATACTATTTGCTGCAGTGGACGATGAGAAGAATATCTTTGTGTATGACATCATTTATGGTGATGAAATGAGGATAGATGAACTGGTTCCAATGGTAGAAGATAGATTAGAGACAGGAATGGACTACACTTTTATTGCCGACCCGTCCATTAATAGGACTGAGCGTGACGGATATTCGATTGCAGATGAGTGGGAAGAGTATGGTATTGAGTGGGAAAGAGCAAATAATGATAAGCGTGCAGGTTTTGATAGGGTAGCACGCTACTTAACGACAGATAAAAATGGTCATTGTCAGTTGAAATTCTTTGATGTGAGAAATATGGGATTTTTATTGGATGAGATCATGGATTATAAATGGAAAGAATTAAAGCATGGGCATAGCGAAAAAAGCGCACCAGAGGAGCCTGTGAAAAAAAATGATCACGCAATGGACTGTGTTCGGTATTTAGTTCATGCGGTAGAAGGTTCAAATAAACCAAAACGCAGAGATAGATATAGAACACCAAGTTTATTTAGGCGTAAAACCAGTTGGATGGGTATATGAGTGATCTAGCATATTTACACGAAGTATTTCAAGCAATGCAGGGTAGCAATAAACAATTTATGCAAGCTGCAAGAGAATCCATGTATTTTTATACGGGTGGGTACGGAACGGGACAATGGGATATGTCCGATATATCCAAATTAAGAGCAGAAGGACGTCCTCCCCTTCAGCTCAATATTATCCTTCCGAAGGTAAACTTGGTGACTGGTATTGAAAGACAAGGTAGAACATCGTACCGTGCCAGACCCGTAGAAATGAATGATGACAATGAAGCAAAGTTAATTACTGCTTTATTATATCATATTGATAAAAGCCAATCCTTACAGAATGTGTTTAGTCGTGTGTTTAAGGACGGTGTAATTACAGGTCGTGGTTGGGTAGATATATCGGTAGAACCAGGTGAATACTTTGATAGTAAGATCCATATTAAAAGGGAATCTTGGGCAAATGTGTTAATGGATCCAGAAGCAACCACTCCTGATTGTTCACAGTGGGGCAGATTGGCCAGAACCAAGCTTTTATCTATCTCCCAAGCAAAAGAAATGTTTCCAGATGCGTTGAAAGACCTTAAAAAAGCAGAGGATATACAGGAAACTTTTATGGGAGAAGAATCCTTGCAAAACATTCAATTAGGAGATAAATATAAAAATGTAGATCCTAATTATGGTTTTAAGAGCATGGAAGCCTATAACATGGATGCTCATCGTAAGAAGATCAGAATTATTGAACTATGGGAAAGAGAATACGAAAAAGAATTTTATTTAGTGAATCCACAAACAGGACGATTTTCACAACAAGGATTTAAAACCAAGCGGAAAGCCAATGAAGCAATTAGGCAGATTATGGAAAGACCTGAGATGGAAGTTGCTCCTGTTGAGTTAAATGTGGTTTCTAAAAGCGTTCCTAAGACCTATGTTACTGTTTTTGCAGGAGCTAGGATATTACAGGAAAAAACACCAAATCCTTACAGTCATAATCAATTTCCGTTGATTCCATTTTTCTATACTTTTGAGGACTATGGAAATACGGTGGAAACATTTGGTTTGGTAGAAAATTTAAAAGACCCTCAAAGAGAGAAGAATAAGCGTAGGTCACAAGCCTTAGATATTATTAATCGCTCTCCAAAGGGTGGTGGTATCTTTACAGGAAATAAGGTTACTGCAGAACAAATGAATAGAGCTTCTGGTAACGGAGAGTGGATTGGAATCCCTGGATATAAAGGACGGATTTCTGACTTTATGACTCAGTGGTCGAATCAACACACACAACTTGTACCAACGATTGCTTCTTTTGAACAAAGAAGTGATTTTGATGCAAAGGAGATCAGTGGTGCTACAGACCCAATGATGGGTGTTGCAACCTCTTCGAGTGAGTCAGGTCTAGCGGTACAGACTAGGATTCGTCAGGGAATGAATACCTTAATGGAGCAGATGGAAAACTTAGACACTTGCAAGAAGAATACACTAGAAATGGCAGTGTCTAATATGCAACAGTATTATTCTGTAGATAAGATACAAAGAATTATTGGAGCTGAGTTTGATAAAGTTGAGCCTGAAGAACAGGCAGAGGTAAATCAAATTATCGGCAAATTTTTGGACAACTTCTCAACGATGGAGTTTGATGTGGTCTTAGATCAAGGTCAAAATACTCCTACGATGAGAGCGTTAATGGCTAACCAGGTTGGGGAATTAGTACGAAATGGGTACGCTAGTTTATTCCCACTTTTTGTAGAACTATCCGACATGGAAGCATCCGATGAGATACTGGAAAAATTTGAGCAAGAACGCCAAGCTCAAATCCAGTCACAGCAACAACAACAAAAACCCCCACAAATGAGTGGAGAAGGAGTAATGCAATAATGAGTGAATCGAAGTTTCAATTTATTGATGAGGAAAAGGAACTAACTGGTGAAGAGTATAGCGACTCTGAAGTAGAAGAATCCCCGAACAATGAAGAGACTGAGGTTGAAGCAGAATCAACCGACACCCCAGAAACAGTAGGAGAACAAAAGCTAAAAGTTGGTGACAACGAATTTGATTCCGTTGAAGAGCTTTTGAAATTCGCTGAAGAACGGGATAAGTCTTATACTAACCTACAGAGCCTAAATGGCAGACAAACCAATGAACTTGGTGATTTGCGAAAGATGGTAGAAGAACTAAAGGAATCTATGGAACCTCAAGAGGAACCAGAAGCAGTCCCTGAGTTTGACGAATACGACCCTGCAAAACAGAAAGAGTACATTGAGTTTATGGCTGCGAAGAAAGCACAAGATATGATAGATCAGAGGTTCCAAGCTGAAGAAGCAAAGAAAGCTGAGACAGAGTATAATAGTGCAATGGATGCAATGATGAATGATTTTATCGAATCGCATCCAGAGTTAGGTCAAGATGAGTTAGCAAAGATTGCTGCTTTTGGCGATGAAAGAGGCATCACCTTTATAGAGGATGCCTATAATGTTTGGAACATCCAGAACCAACCCGTTAAGGATGAGGCAAACTCACAGGTAGATAAAGCCAAAAAAGCAACGGAAGCAACAAAGATACCGACCACACTGTCTAATGTTAGTACAGGAAACGAGTCGGAAACGGATTT